ACGGACAAAAGTTTAGCGATACTTACCACTGGCTCGGGAAAAGAAATCCCAAGCTGCGATTCGACGCCATTACGATGTTCGAGAAGCGATCCGCTAAAATGATTGCGGTCCCTAAAACTGCTCGTAAGGCCAGACTTATCGGAAAAATGCACACAGACTATGTCTATTTGCAGTCCTGCATAGCGACCGGCATAAGAAATAATATTCTTGGTACTCGGTTAGCTGACGTGTTCCCTCTCGCCGACCAGACGCTTCCGTCGGATCGGGCAGTTCTCTCTTCAGTTGATGGCTCTTGGTGCACGGTGGATTTGTCCGCCGCGTCCGATTGGGTTGCCGCTGATCTTGTTGAGCTTCTCGTCCCTCGTGAATTTTGGGAACTTATCAGCTCGCTTCGCGCCAAGCGTGTTACAATTAAGCACCTTTCAGGGCCTGTGGACTATGACTGTTTCAGTTATGGCCAGATGGGAGATGGTACCACCTTCACTATTTTGTGTTTGGTGATTGGCTCTCTTGTATATGGTGCCATGATGACCAGCTTTAATCCGCCAGTTGGGTATCCACTAATTGTCTACGGTGATGACATTCAAGTCCCACAGCAGTACGCCGAGCTCGTGATCGAAGTTCTCCAACAGTTCGGTCTATGTGTAAACACAGACAAATCCTTTTACGGACTGCCGGGCCATTTCAGGGAGTCATGCGATGGTTGGGGTGCCTTTGGACAGCCGGTTAAACCGGTCTGGATCAAACACCGTCCCGACGTCACTGATATTAGATCAGTCGCTTCAGCCTTAGCATCCGCTCGTTTATTAGACGAGAGAGGATACCTAACCGCAGCTGAGACCTTATATACCGAGATCGAATCCGCGCTTGGACTTAAACTTCCATTTGCTCGGAGTGATGATCCTTTCTTCGGACGCTTTGCACGACATGGCAAGTCTACTTTACGCTATGTAGCTGAGACCGGACTACGAAAACTACCAACTTGGAGAGTCAAGAAGCATGAATTTAACACCTCTTTTACAGGAGATTTCCTCAATGCTGTTCGATCGCCAGACGAATTTGGGTTTTGGCGGGATAAGAAAGCGGCCATCCGCGACTTAGTTGGGTTTAAAATGACCCAAATCCAAAAACTCGATTTAGTCGAGTACCCATCTGGGGGCAAG